ATTCTGTCTCAGTGAATGGCTACTCGGGGTCCGCCGGGCTCGATATAAGTCAAGTTCTGATGGCATTTGGACTCTATGCAAAGAGACTCGTTGATGAGACTCACGAAAATGCAGTCGGAGAAATTCGAAAGAAAATAATCTGGGATCATCTTTTAAAAGCGCTGATAAACATCTCTAAGGCTGGCGATTCCTTAGAAGAGCTGAGTGAATTGGCTTCGCTTAGAAGCGAGCAATAAAAATAAATGGAAGCCCGCATAAAAAATGCATCAGCCATGCCCTCAATTTCTGAGGGTCGTATTCAGGCCCAGATTTTGCAGTTTCTGGCCTTCCGGGGCGTTTTCGCCTGGAGAAATCATTCAGTCGGCGTGTACGATCAGCAGAAGGGTATTTTGAGGAAATCGACAGGACTTGGCAGCATGCGTGGTGTTCCGGATATTCTGGGCGTTCTGGAAGATGGCAGAATGCTCGCTATCGAAGTGAAGAGCCGTTCGGGCAGGGTATCTATTCATCAGGCTAAATTCATTGAAGAAGCTACCAAACTAGGCGCTCTTGCATTTGTCGCGAGATCAATCGAGGACGTGCAAAAGGCGTTGGCCAAAAAGCCCTGAATCATTTTTGCAGTTTCCACGTTTCTGCAAGTACATCAAAATACTGGCCAATGCTTGAAGCATTAGCTAGCTTTGCCTGATGCTCAAAAAATTCCTTCGTCGAAGGCTTCACTCTCGCAAATAGTGTCGTATCACGCTTTTCAATTCGTACTTCCAATTTTGGTTTTAGTTCTGAGATTCTTACGTTTTCTGGCTCAAAATTCCTCATAAATCCTCTCCAACCCCGCTGTGATCTCTTGTGCTAGTAGTCGTATACGATCACTATGATGTTGTACAATATATCGCATCTGATAGCAAAGCGTGGATGCAGATTCGGATAGAGCGCTGAGGGACTCACCGATTTCCTCAAAATACCCTTCTGCTATCACGCCGCTCGAACCAGTTCCTCATGGATAGCCAACGGTGATCGCTCCACGCTACATATACCCACGGGCCCGGAGAGCGACAGCTCGCTCCCAGAGAGCCAATTATTCTCGCGCTCACTCATGTAACGTTACCTCGTTATCAGCTTGTTTATGCAATTCGCGTTGCTCGAACCATCGTTTAATACGCAGCCACCTTGAATCGCTCCATGCTACATATACCCAGGGTCCCGGAGAGCTGACCATTTTCTCTAGCATAATTCTGGGAATGCCGTTACTGCCGTAGTCGGGATCATATTTATAAAAAGCGGCCATAAGCGGCAACGGTTTGTATAATATCGCGCCGCCTTTTTTTCTCCCCGAGGCCCAGTCTCGTTTCGGCATAGCTCCACCGTTTTTGTACAGTAACTCGACCAGATCGAATTCGGATTCTGATAGACTTTTTAGCATCATGTCTAATCCACTCATTTATTCTCCTCGTCCTCGTTAATCATACGTTTTTCGGCTTTAATTCTTTTTAAACCTGCGTATTGTCTCCCTAATAAATATCCATTTTCTTAGTGTGCGGCCCGGTCCGTGCGGCTGCCAGCGCCAGAACGCGCGGACGGGCACTTCGTCCACGGAAAATATTTTCGGCTTTTTCCAGTCGAAACCCACAAGCTGCGCGTCAATTACGCTTTGATTTTTATGCTCATTTACCCATCTGTCGCGCTCTTTTCTTGGCAGATTTTCCGGAAGTTTCTCCGGCCGGTAGTGCCGGATGTCAGGCTCTCCACTCAAAATGTACGCGGCGCACCGCCAAAAGAGCATGGCGAGTTCGTTTAATTTACCAGAAGATTCGTGAAAACTTTTGATTCCGATCTCAGTCAGAGCGGCACCCATAAACGGGTCCTGGTTCGATACTGACACATCACGAAAAACCTCCCGCGTCATAACTCCCGTCAAGTCGCCGTATCTCTCGGGGAATGTGCTACGCTCAAAAACCGCCAGCAGAAGCACGGTAGTAGTTTCGTGATTTTGGATGTCTCCATCGCGGAGATTCTTAAGGTGAGGATGTTGTATGCCAAAAAACTCGGTGTAACTTTTTAAAGATCGCCGGGAAAAAATGGCTTCAAACATTTTGCCCGATTCTCCCGCATCAACGGCGAGATCCTCCGGGAGTTCGATCATGAAAATCAGATCCGGGCCCAGGAGGATCTCAAATGGTATACTGGGCTTGTCATCTATCAAGCATTCAGTGAGTTCTCGACCCATCCTGTACACATCAATGTCCGCACGTCCGCCAGCCTCATTGGGGGAAATCATTCCGCTGATTAGAGCACTGAGACCTGATTTTGCGGCCCACGCGCCCAGGTGGTCCTTTTGTGTATTTTTGGAACGGGCCTTGTCGCGAATGTACATATTAGCAATATACGCAGTAACGGCCGCCGGGTAACATGTCCTAATTACGTCCGAGTCTCCTTTGCGGAATGCTTGACGGACGTACTCCCGCATTTCCTCAGGTTTTCCGCCGGTCAGGTCTTGTAGCAGATCCGGATCTTCCACGCGCCAATTGACATACAAATCATGAACGAGCTGCTCGATTATAGTTTTCATTTTTAAACGCTCAGCCAATAAAATAGTCAGATTCTAATCCTGCCGAGAGATACAGATCTTTAGCCGATTCGTCGAACCCGAAGAAATCCACAACGTCGGAAATATAGTCAAAAACTTCTGCGGCGAAACTATTTTTATTGCCCTGAACTATCGACAGCACCTTTTTTTCGCAAACATATTTACCAGTGGTCGTGAAGTAAAGAGTAAGCTCTGTCCAGTACATGTCATTGTTTGGATTTGACGTGCGAGAGTCAGCAAGGCCAATTGTATGGCCCTTAAATTTTAAGTTGGAATTGTTGTCGCGCCGGACAGTGTGCATCTCAAATTTTAAAGATTTGCCTTTTACGGCCCCAGTATTATAGGTCATAATCTCGTCTCCAAATATCTGAAAATGGCTCAATCAATGAGTGTGGCAGTCTCTATTCCTGCATCTGAGTAGAGTTCTTTTGCCACGCTTTTAAAGCCGAAAAACTTAACCACTTCGTCGATTATGTCACAGACTTCTGCCGTATAACGAGTTGTTTCTCCCTGCCATCTCGTATGGCCTATTTTTAAGCAAACGTATTTACCGCCGGCGGTTTGATAGAGTACCAACTCTTCCCAGCGCGATCCTCTGCCGTAGTCGGAGCGCGAGTCTGCGGAACCTATTATTTTTCCTCGAAAACGTATATCTGAGTCATTGTCGCGACAGACAGTATATGTTTTAAGAGAGGGGAATTGCTCTTCTGCCGCTGTACTGTCAAGAATCATGATCTCGTCCTCCCCCAAAATCGAGCAATCTATTTCAATAATCTCACATTTATTATTGATAATAATCTCGCCGATTTGATTGGGGCTTAAAATATCGCCGTCTTCCGTAACAACTTCAAAGTCGGCGTGCTCGATCTGCCATGTGTCCTGCGCCTCTTCAAGATCAATCTTAGATGGTTTTCCCTGCGGATAGTCATAAGCATAAACATAGCAGATAGACATGCCGGGCAGGGTCAGTCGATTGTAGATAAATCCCCAAAGAAGCTCCCGGGGAGCGTAAGGAGAGTCATCATAGATCATGCTCCCTTCCTGATTAAAATCACATTCGATTTTTGCTGAGGGCAATCTAGATATAAATTCCGCGATCGAGATTTTTGGCTTTAACATTGTAGTTTTCCCACTTCATTTTCGGCTGACACCCGCCGCGGGCTGTGACTCACCGTCACTAAATCGAGTATCCGTTCAGCTCAGCTCAGCTCTTATCTACGTCGCTTGAGCTGCCAGATGAACATTAGCAAAACGATTATGATCTTCTTTCGCATCAGCGAGCCTCCTTAAAGTCTGTCTCTCTGATGAACACGTTATTGCATGGTGCTATCAGATTTGCAAGCACGGTTTCATCTTTTTTTGGAGCTGTCCTTAGGTATTAGAGAGGACAAAAACAGGGGACAAAGCTATCTAAAGGCGGATGCACGGAGGTAACAGCAGTAACTAAAACGACTAAAACGACTAAAACGACCAAAACGACCAAATAGAAACACAGGCGGTCTGTCTTGTTTTACCAGCGAGAAGGAGCAAAGCTCATCCTCATCTCTCCAGTTACAGCACTGTGGAGCATTCAGCGCGTCATGTGTTACCTCATTGTTATGGGCCGCATATTGGTACTTGATGCACGAATATGTAAATATGTATCTATATTATGCTTTTTGGAGGTAATAGAGTGGTAAGAAAAAAAGAGGAAGTATCACCTCCTGTCAAACAAAAAAAAAAGAGGATCTCAAGGAAGCCGCCCGCAAGAGGCGCTCGGGTTGCTCTCAAGCCAGGTGACGTTCCTCTACTGAGGGCGGAAGAATATTACAAGGCGATTGAGAACCGAAAAGGTGTCGGCGCTCCGGGATGGATTCCGACCAAGGAAATCGCAGCAGAAATAGAGAGACTCGCGAGCATGGGAATGCTTCTAAAAAACATTGCTCAGGGTGTCGGCGTCTCGTACGACACCTGGTGCATAAAGCGCCGGGAATATCCAGAGCTGCAAGAGTCTATCGATCGCGGATACAAAATACACGAGACAAGACATCTGCGCGCGTTGGATAACGTTGCTGAAAATGGTGCTCCCGGCGCGGTGCAGGCTTCCATTTTTAAACTCAAAGCCTCACACAAATACCGCGACAATGATGCCGCTGAGGATAAAGATGGAAATACCAGAACTCCAGAATCTATCGCTAAAACAATTCTTGCGGCTATCCGGAGACTTACAGAATGACCCAGAAGCATTCAAAACAGCAATTATTGAGAGATGCCGTCTTGATGTTCTTCTCTTCGCTACCATCTTCTTTCCGCATTACTGTAGACATGCTTTCAATCCATTCCATAAAGATTCGTTCGAATATTGGAGAACGCCTCGACGAAAAACTCGTGTGGCTTTGGCTGCACCGCGAGGAACGGCAAAGTCAACAATTCGAACGCTCATCAAACCCGTTCACGACATCTGCTATGGCTATGAGAAGTACATCTGCATCTTCTCCAATACACACGATCAAGCTATCGGAAAAACGAAAGACATCAAGAACGAGCTACTGGACAACACTGTGCTTAAATGGGCTTTCGGAAACTTCTTTTCTCGCGCGCGAGTACCTGATGGATCTTTTGTCGCAACTACCGATCATAGTCAAACAATGGTTCAAGCGTTTGGCAGCGGAGCTGAAGTACGAGGGATACGGTTTGGAGCTTTCCGCCCTTCAAAGATTATTTGTGATGATGTCGAGCACTCTGAAGAAGTGTTCAATGAAGAGATCCGGGCTAAATATGAATCGTGGTACAGAGAAGTCATCACAAACCTCGGAGACGAAGATACATCGATCGAGTTCGTCGGAACCTTATTGCACAAAAAGTCACTCCTCGCGGGGCTACTCAAGAACCCGGCCTACACAAGTACGACCTATCAGTCGATAATCTCATGGAGCGAACGAGAAGACCTTTGGGACAAATGGCGAACAATTTATGTGGACCTCTCAAATGACAATCGTTTAGATGACGCATCAAACTTCTACGTCGCGAACAAAGACGAGATGCTCAAAGGCACAGAGGTTTTTTGGCCGGAGAAGGAAACCTATTTGGATCTGATGAAGCTTCAGGTCGAGATCGGGCCAAAAGCATTCGCCAAAGAGCGCCAAAACCAACCTATGAGTTCAGACGATGCTCTCTTCAAACGGTTCCATTTCTTTCGCGAGGAGAAGACTGGACTTCGCATTGAATCATCAGGAGAGCTTGTGGCCTGGAAGGACTTGAGGCCGTATGCGGCGATGGATCCTTCGACAGGACAGTCAGCAGCCAGGGAAGGCAGGAAATCCGACTACACATGCATTCTGGTCGGCTATGTTGATGAGAAGGGCAGAGTCTTTGTACAGAGTGACTGGACCCGGCGCAGTGCACCATCTGAGTGGATCGAGGCTGTCTTTGATCACTGTGAGAGAATACAGTTCGAGAAGTTCGGTATTGAAACGAATCTGTACCGCAATCTTCTTTTGCCCAACCTCGAGGTCGAGAGAAAGAAGCGCGAGAAGGTCCGTAAGGACAAAGGTATGAGGAACTGGGGTATACGCACGCCTTTTTACGACATCGAGTCTGTGGAGAATAAGATTAAACGCATTCATACGCTCGAGCCAAAGGCTACAAATGGCTGGCTGTTGTTCAGTCGAAGCCTGAGTCAGGAGTTCATGGAACAGATGGAGCAATTCCCTCTCGGCGAGCATGACGATTGTCCCGATACGGCTCACATGCTGTACGAACTTGTGCACGGCAGGTATTCTTCGGGCATGGTTAATAAGAATCCGATGGCAGGGAGGTAACAAGTGCAGAAACGCGATTTTGCGGGACTTCCAAAGAGCCGCACACAGAGCCGCATCGACAATAACCTGGGCATTATTTCGGGCGACAGTTCCGGCGGCAGAAAAATCAAACGCTGGCGTTCCGACAGACTGCATAGACTCGATCAGTATTTCGAGGGAAAGCAATACGATCATCTGCCGGCATGGGATCAGGCTCCCGGCATGGATTTCATCCCGATTCGCCAGCGAAGGCCGCGCATCAATTACAAATTTGGTCAGAGATTGGCAAACGAAATTGCAGCAATGCTGTTTGGAACCAAACGATTTCCTCGCCTTTACGTTGAAGGCGATTCTGACATGTCCACGTACCTGACTATGATGCTCAAAGCTTCAAAGCTGCAGTCTAAAATGGTGGACCTCGCAAGACATCTGGTCGTGTGTGGCTCAGCTTTTTTAAGGTTCTTCTTTGTTGAAAATGGCCTGTCGCTCGAAGTCTACAGCGCGAAGCATTGTTACCCAAAACTGGACGCACTGGGCAATCTCGAAGAGATCGAGATCATGTATACATATAAAGACGAAGCCGATGTCGACGATAAGGGCAATGCGATCGAGAAATGGGTGAAGATTTATCTCAGTAAAGATGTCGATATTTTATTCGACAATCCTCCATTCGACTCGAAGGTCGAGCCGGTTTTTGAAGAAGTGAACAGAACGGAGCATGGTCTCGGGTTCGTGCAAGGCGAGTGGCTTCGAATAAACGAAAAGGTCAATGATCTGGACGGCGACAGTCTGCTCGATGATGTTCTCGATTTTATAGATGAGCTTAATTACAACCTGTCTCAGTCCTCACAGGCCATCGCATATAACCAAGAACCTCAAGCCACATTTAGCGGCATGGACGTGAATGAGATTGAAGCTCTCATTCGCAGCTCACAAAAAGGCTGGGATCTGGGGAGAGATGGCAAGGCAGCATTTTTAGAATCAAACCTCGGTGCAGTGAAGACAGCAGACGAATTCCGGGACCGAGCGCGGCTGGCGATTCAAGACATCACGCGCATTATCATGCTTGACCCGGAGAAAATGTCCGGTCATGCGCAGAGCGGTAAGGCCATGGAGAATTTGATGGCTCCCATGGTGAACCTTATTGAAGAATTAAGGCCCGCGGTTGAAACACGTATCGTGTCTATCATCTCAAAACTCGCATTCATAAATTTAATGATTATTGATCTCGGTGCCGAAGCTCCGGTGATGATTCCTCCAGGCTGGCAGCCATCCTCATGGAACGTCATTGCTGAATGGCCTCCTGTTTACAATCAGACAATGGCCGATCTGAGCGAAAAGGTGCGCGTAGCAACAACAGTTAGTGGTGCTTCCCTTGTCTCTCGCGATACATTGACGAGATGGCTGGCGAGAGACTTTGGCATCGAGGATATTGAAGCTGAGCTTGAGAGAATTGCAATACAGCCGGTTATCAATCCATTTGCAGCATTTTAAGGAGAGCATAAAATGGCAGAAGGTGGCGTTAGGTTTATCCGGGTTCGCGGTAGGATTGTACCTGTTAGAGATGATGGAGGCGGAAAAGGCGGAAAAGGCGGAAATATCGGAAATAGCGGGAAGAATATGAAAAAAGCATCCGCACCGAAACCCTCAACTCCTGCAGCGCCGGAAGGAAAGACAGAATATATAAGATTTACAATGGAACCAAAACCGCTGTCCAGAGCCGGAATTGCCACTCGTCAGGTTCTGGGCACGGCTTTATTGGCCCCTGTTCCAATTCTCGGATCCATGCTTGGAAATGAGTGGGCGCGATCAGCGGACTCTTCCAGCAGGCCGCAGAGAAAGGCCATGCACGCTAACAGTACCGCAGGTGCACTTCTGGGGGCAGCAGCAGGAGCTGCAGGGGGAGCACTGCTGGGTCTCGGACTAGGGGCAGTTCCTAAACTCAAAAGAGACTTCGGCATCGCATACATGGGAACAATTGGCGCTGCAGTAGGTTCATCGACTGGTCTCTTTTACGGCCAAGCGAAGGGCTACGAGCGAGCTAGAAATGTCAAAGACGGTGCATGGTTTAAGAAAAAATGAGGTGAGGCATGGCAGAAGGTGGCGTTAGGTTTATCCGGGTTCGCGGCAGGATTGTACCTGTTAGAGATGATGGAGGCGGCAAAGGACAAGGTGGCGGCAAAGCATCATCTTCTGCTCAGTCTCAAAGAGGGCAGAGAGGACAAAGAAGTAAAACAGGTGCAGCGGTAGTTGGGGGGGCCGCAGGGGCTTACGGAGGCTTTGCATTCAACAACTTAAATTCGATAAAAAGTGCGCAAAAAATTAACGAAAGGGCGAAAAAACACCGTAAAGATGTGGATGATCTCAAGAATCGAAAGATCGATTTTGCCGATTGGTCAAAGCGCAAAAGCAAAGACCCGAGTAAGGCTATCCAAGGGGATGACATTGTTGGCTTCAATGATGCCAGGGAGAAATTCGGCAAATACTCGGAAGGCAGACTCAATGAACGGGCCGCTGGCGGCTTAAAGCTCTCCGGACAGACCTCAGGAGGCAGTAGTGCGAGCGTTGGAGACTACGCCAGGAAGTCAATGAACAAAGGCGACAACTCAGAGAAGTTCTTCAAGAAGTTCTCGAACTACGCATCGGACATGAGAGCTTTTGATGAGCGCCAACTTCGATCTCAGTCCGGCAGCATCAACGCTGATGCCTTCGGATGGAAGCAAAAATACACTGGCAGGGGAGCGATCAAAGGACAGGCTAAATACGCTGTCGCAGGCGCGGCCATTGGTGCAGCATACTTCGCCGGCTCCGCGGCATTACGAAATCGTGCCCGCAGTAAAAGGGAGAACAACAGATGACCTCAACCTCAGATCCTAATGTCAGGTTTATACGGGTCAGAGGCCGCGTGATCCCCATCCGAATTCCTGATGGCGGATCCGGTCCTGAGTCCAAAAAAACTGGGGCGCGGGGTCGCTATAAGACTAAAAGTGACCGACAGAATGAACAGCGCCGGGAGAGGTACGAGACTCGTAAATCTCTTGAAGCAAAACAGGTTGAGAAGGCCAAATGGGGCAGCGTTGACTTGTTCGGCAGCAAGTACGCCAACACAAATACAATCGGCAAATCCGTCATGGGCGGAAGTGCGGCGGCATTTGCTGTGTGGGGCGGCTCTAGACTCATAGGGAAACGTGCTGCCAGGATGACGAACTGGAAGAAGCTTGACTTCTCCATGGCGCGTATGGGAGTCGCATCAAAAAAATACCGGGCTACAGCTTTGAGAAACAAGGAATTTGCCAAGAAAACAGCCCAGAGTGGCGACATTTTCTCTCTCGGAAAAGCAGGCGAAGCGCTGAAGTCAGCTTCACAAGCAGAGAGTCGCGCCTTCCGTCTCGAAGCTCGAATGAACAATTTAAATAAAACGACGCACTACAAGCAGAAGAAGATGATCAAAAACCTCTGGGCAGACAACCAGGCAAAGGTTCTTTTGGGCACTGGTGCAGCGACAGCAGGATCTCTATACGCTCGTGAGATTCGGAAGAAATGAGCATTTTTGAGGACCTTGACGGCCTCGCCATCTTCGAAGAGCACATCGCGACACTTCTAAATTTGGAAGAAGCGCAGGCGAAAAGCATTCTCAAAATCTATCGCAGAGTCTCACACACACTTCGCGCGCGTCTTCGGGCTGTTCGAGAGAATACGTTCACAGAGCAGCAGATTCGTGTGGCCCTTGCTCAAATCGACAGTGGCATTGTTGTGCTTACAGCAGACCTTGAGAGAGCGATTCCGGGCAGCATCAACGCACTGGCTGAAGCGGGGGTCTCTCATCTTGTCGATGAGGCTATTATTATGGAGAAGGTCTTCGGCGGCTCTTTGCAAAAAGTGAATCTCGATGCTGTTAAAATTGCAGCTAACACAAAAAACTTCCTTTTCAATCGCTATGCAAAATCGGTAGCGACTTATTCGCAAAGTTTACGGTCGAACATGGCTATGGGCCTCGCTGACATGATCGCCGAGAATGTTGGATGGGATATGATGGTGCGCCGGATGATGACTTACTTCGAGTCCGAGGAGTGGCGGCTGCGCAGAATAGTGCGTACTGAGCTCCATCACGTCTACGGCCAGGCGAAATTGACAGGAATGCGCGATATTCGCGGTGGAATGTTTCCAGACCTTAAGAAAAGCCTGTATCATCCCCTCGATAGCCGTACCGCGAAGGATTCCGAGTACGCAGAGACACTTAAACTGGTTGTTGGACTGGATGAGCCATTTCGATACCAGTGGAAGGGCAAGTGGCGAACATTTATGGCGCCACCTGACCGCCCGAATGACAGATCCATTTTAATTCCTTTCCGCCAATCCTGGGGAGAGGTAGGAGAAGATAAGTAATGTTTACACGCACAGCGCTATATATGGAGCCAGAAGCTCCGACTGCAGGCAGCCAAGATGGTCAGGCCGGTAACGATGGTGCAAATGCAGCAACTTCAGCAACCTCAGCAACCTCAGCAAGAAGCAGGGGCGAAGGCGAGGGACAGGCTCCCGAGTCTCAGGACGATGGCAAATTCGATCTGAACAGCCTTGATCCTAAAGTTCAGAACTACATCAAATCGCTCCGCCAGGAGGCTGCTGGACATCGGACAGCGACAAATCAAATGAAAATGCAATTCGAAGATCTGCAGGGAAGGCTGAAGTCAGTTTTTGGCGGGGAAACAGATGAAGTTCCCGTTGAAGACAGACTCGCGCATCTTGCAGAAACGGCGGACACACTCTCATTTCAAAATGCCGTCCTGCAGACTGCGCTTTCGAACGGAATCTCTGGCGAGGGACTTCCCTACATGCAATTTCTGTTGCAACAGGCGACAGGCTCTCTCGAAGAGGGTGAAGAGATGGACGAAGGGCGACTTGCTGCAATTATCGAAGAAGTCAAAAGCAAATCAAGCAGACCCGCATTTACGAATTCCAGCGTTGGATCCCCTCGGGGTCCGAGTAACGCAGCACAGAATATTACAGTAGAACAGTTCTCCCGCATGGGAATCACTGAGCGGACCGCGCTTTATCGAAAGAACGAGTCGCTTTATGAGAGTCTCATGCAGGCTTCCAAGAGCAAGGCCCAAAAGAGGTAATAATACATGACAGCAACTCAATCCGTGGATTTTCAGTACGAACCAAGAGTGTGGCAGGACCACATCACGGCCTTTTTTAACGAAAAACTGGTGTTCGGTGCGACCGCATACCGCGACAATACACTGCAGACATCACCCGGCCTTACTGTTACCTTCCCGTACTTTACACCCATTGGTGATGCTGAAGAGCCACTGGAAACTGAAGGGTTGCAGGTCGATTCCATTGCGGATGATTCTTTTACAGCAACAGTAAAAGAAGTCGGAAAAGCTGTTGGTATCAAGAAGAAAGCATTTAAGAAGTCGGCAGCTTCTACCGACAGGATTATTGAAGAAGTGTCCATGCAGCTTGGTCGCCGAATGGCCGAGAAAGTAGACACCGACCTTCTCAATGAATTCTCTGGAGTAGGGAATTTTATTAACGGGTTTACGCCAACTCTTGCCGCTCAGGTGATGACTGTTAAGAGAATTGCAGAAGCAAAAATCATGGCATTCGGTGACCGCCAGAACGAAGCTGGCTTCATCCATATGCATTCACGGCAATATCTTGATTTGCTTCGTGATGATCACTTCGCAGCTCTGAAGGCTGAGAATGACTTCTATGTGGAAGGTTCAATCGGGCGAATTCTTGGGATGATCGTTATTGTTAATGACCGCATTCCTGCGTCAAGCGTTGTCGATGGAAGCCCTACCTATCGTGCCTTCATGCACAAAGCGAATGCGTATGGTCTGCATATGAAACAGGAAATCGAAATCGAAACTGATTATGACATTCTGCACCGCGAATGGGTATTCACTGCAAATCAGTGGTATGCGGTTAAGTCCCTTCATGCAAAAGTCAATTCCGGTGACCTTCGCACGGCCGAAATCATTACCACAGTGGGGGCATAAAATTATGTCAGCGATGA